TTATTTATCGTCTTTTTTGGAGTTCTTGAACAAACCGCTGACAACAAAACCTACTAGACCTATGATACTAATGGTGCTTGTACCCATCAGAGCTATGATAACTTCTTTCTCTGGTTTCCCGTCGCTTTTTGCAACATATATAAAGACCATTAAAGCAACAAAGGCGCACCAATACTGCATAAAGTGAAAGGTAGAGGTAGCCATTTGTAACCTAAGCCTATTGTCGATACTTCTACCACGAGCAATGGCATTGTTGTTACGATTTTCAGCTTTAAGTGATTCAACTTCTTCTGTGAGTTTATTGTTTTGAATCTGTTGTCGATCCAGTTGCCACCTAACAGTTGCATTATCTAGATCTTGAATTTCATCAATATTCTCTTGGCTAGGAGAAGCAAAAGCCTCGGCTTCCTCTTCTGCAGAAGGAGGCGCACTTCGGTCAAGCTCAGGGGGAGCCGGGGAGGGAGCTGGAGAGGGAGCTGACGCATGGCCAGGAATGGGGTAGCCATTCAAGAAGGCTATAGTCGTCAATAAGGTGTGTTTTAACGTGTTTTCGTTTTTTTTATCATCAGCCATTAAAATCGACCCCGCTAGTATGCGGGGTCGATTTTAATCAATTATTACAAGCCTTGGCAAGATACGTCTCTTTGCATAAGTCTTTTATAATAGTCCTTAATCAACTCATTACTGATGATTTTTTCGTTAGCTGCCCATGTCTTAGACCAAGGCGTGTTAGGACGATGAGTAAACTCTGACAACTGAATCCCAGAGAGCTTACCATAGGTATCATAAATCGACTTAACCAGTGCCTTAGAATTAGGATCCAAGGGACGGTCATTCACATTGAACGAACCATCAACTGCACCCGAGCGAAAAACCTTAAGATTATCGTAAACAACGGGAATCACTGGGCCATATTTCCACGCACACACGGGTTCGCTCAGCAAAGGTTGATCGTTACAAGCCAAACTAACGCCATGCGCTATGTATAGTAACTTCTGTAGCTGCATGTGAGTAAGGTGGCTGCCGTTGTCTTGCTTCGCAAACTCAATGAATTGGTTTACTACTTGCATTGGATTGTACATTTTGCACCCTCCATATTAAAATCGCCATCCTGTTGAAAAGTATAATCTTTATCAAAGATTATAATTTCACGTTATTACCTCTTATACCTTAGACAGGGGGCTACGGCAATAGGTTCCTCTTAAAGAGGCGCAAAGATTATAGTCACCTGTTTAAAGAAAAGCAAAATCATAGTTAATACATTGATTTTATTTAAAATATTTTCATAACCAACATTGTGCGCAAGGCATGATAAACAGGGTTTTAACTTAGAATCAACATCTAAGCTGTTGTTAAATAATACAAAAAACCCAATCCATCAAGCATCGTGCCTATCTCGAGCCAATTCACTAAATAGATGAAATCGACCATCTTAATCTGGCGAACTTGCTCAGTGAGCTTTAGCATCCCCAACCCTCAGCTAGCCTCGAGTCTGGTCGCATACGTCACCAATGGATTATGAAATAGTTACGAGCTTTTGGATCACCGCTGCTTTCTCTGGGACCATGTTAATTTTCATCTCCCCCGCCAGTTCTGAAATCCATATCAGTGCAATGTCTTTGTCTTTCGTTTGGCTCTCATAACAAACCCCCAGACGGGCGATGAGTTCAATTCTTTCTAAAACAACCACTTCATCCACTGCTTGCACCCTTTCCCTCCGATGCTTAATTACTGTATACATATACAGTATATGCCTATCAGATTTAATTGCGCAAGAAATTATTGGAAGCCCGCCCAATCGCTAACCGCTGGATAGTGCATTGAAATATCACCAAATTTGACTTTAGCGCCGCGTGCCAGTGCTTCTAGTTCCGAGCGTGTTGGCTCGATGCCGTGTAGTGCCAGCTCTGAGTAAATTCTGGGAACGCGATCGCGCTCATCAGTGGTTAATCTTGCTGAAGGAGCTGGCTCCGGCCTGCTATATGGGTCAATGCTTCTCTGTTGCCTGTTTATCTGCGGGGTATCTGTCCATAAACGCGCCATAACAGACCGTGCAACGGTCATGTCATCCCAGTCAATTGGGGTGTCTGGATGGTGTTCCATCACCGCCACAGCCTCTACAGGCTCGCCATCCTGCGTATTGTCGGCGCCACCGCTGCCGACCAACCCACAGTTATTGACAGGACTCCGAGGCGCGCCAGAGGCGCTTTTCAAAGTCAAAGGCTCAACGGCAACGGCTTTAGCGACGATGCGCCATTGCGTGGTGCGGGTTTCATAAACGTGATCGGCGCCGATGTGCGGGGCAAAAATCCCCGCAATTTTCTGCACTTCTTCGTCATAGGCGTTGCGCTCGTCGGCAACCCGGCGGGCTACACGCACAGTCTGATCGTCACGGGCAACGTTAGGGCCCCCCTGTGCCAGAATGTAAGCTGCAAAGTCACCGGCATCAGCAGCAGCGCGCACCGCCTCAACGGTTTCGTCAAACTCATCGGCCAGACTGACAGAGCGGATCTTGCGGCACTCACGCCATGCGCCGCGCGACGGCAGGCCGATAAAGTGGAATTGAGGGATACGCCATGTTGATGCCCACGCGGTGACGGCGGCCGCCGTATCAGTCAACAGCTCGCCGGTTTCATGATCGCGTTCGCCGTCCAGCGCGTAACCGTCGATGTTTTTTGCAATGTATTTGGCGATATAGCCCGCCGCACCGCCTTTGTTCAGGTGCTTGCAGTCAAACCGGTTTTTGGCGGCGCCGCGCTCGTCCCCATCTTCAGCCATGGCATAACGGCGCATGATGTCGATCACCTGCTGGCGCTGTTTTTTGGAGGTAAACAGCATCATATGCCAGTGCGGCGTCGCATCATGGTGCGGTTCGACAACGCGTACGCCGTAGACCTGCAGGCCCGCATCTTTAAACGCTGTGCGGATCTTGCTAAACAGCTTCACAAGATAGCGCTGGCCGTCTTTTGGCGTGTAGGCTTCATCGTCCCACTTGTGGTTAAAATGCACCTTCGGGCTGTTCTTGCCGACGGCGCGCGTCGGGTGATATTTGGATGGGGTGGTGATGGTGATAAACATCCCTTTATCGCCACGGATAGCGGCGGCCTGCTCAACACCGGCGATCATCGCCATTAACTCCATACGACGAATTTCTGGGTTAGAGATACTTGCCATCACCTTGTCGATGAGGCTGAAGCGTTCGCCGGTTTCGACGTTCTCAAGCTCGCGGCTGTTCAGATAATCAAAATTGGACTGGCGGCGCGCTTTCACATCCCGAATAGCCTGCTTACTGGCATACGACGACGCCTCGCGGTTCACATTACCCAGGGCGATCAGCAACGCCTCGCGCCAGCGCGTGCGCTGGGCCTTCAGTTGGCGTTCCCACCACTCGGAATTAACCAACCGTGACATGCTGGCAATCGCTGACCGGGCATCCAGTTTGCCCTTGCGGTATTTGCGCCAGTGCATCGGGGTGATGTTGAAGGCGCGCGCCATACCGGCAATACGGCCATAAAATTCTGATTGGGTGGCATCTTCGAAAAGCCCGGCATTGTCGCCGCCGTTCTCCGCCACAAACTCATCGCAGTAATCTTCATAATTCTGCAGAAGTTGACCGGCCACCCGATCGGCGAGGCGGCGTAACTCTTTGTCATCCATGCCGGGCAGTGAAGCGTAATTATCAACCTCAGCAGAAAACCGCATTGACGCGGCGAGGTTCATTGCATTTTTGGCGCTCACCGTTTGCAGGCGGGGCCAGATGCGGCGATCGAACTGGAACACCAGCCATTTGTTGGCATCGTGCAGCCCTTTGCTCTTGAGCAAGTTGGTGTAACGTGTCAGGAACATGGCGCTAAGGAAGCGCGGCAGGCGGCGGATATTGGTTAAAACAGCTTGCCCCTGAGCGTGTTCGTCACGGGTAAGCGGTCTCACCGGCCCGGCAACTGCCGGGCGCGGTTCGTTCCATGGGTAAGCGTAGGCGGTTAGTGTTTGGTTCATTCGCATACACCGGCGTAAATACTGCTGCAAGCTGTGCGATCATTCATCGCGGCGACAAGGTCAAACTGGCGGCCACCGCGTGTAGTCATGGCCCAATCGCGGTAGGTTTCAATTCCATGAGACTCCACTGTAATGCATGCAATCCGGCGTTCTGCCTTTGCAGGATCTTGCGTCGATGGAAAGAACATTGAATTGCCACGGCGCGAACATGCGGCCACCAGTTTTTCCCATTCCGCTACACGGGCAATTTCCTCTGGCCAGCGGCTGAATATCTCGGCCAGCTCAGATTTACAAGCGTGAATACACGGCATACACCCAACCCGACTACACCCTTGTTCGTACAATGGGTTTGGTTTGATGCCATGCCGTTTCGCCATTGCAAAAACATCAGCATGTTTCCATTCAAGAATCGGACGGTAAATGCTCAGGCCACGGGTATTGTCCGCATCGGCTTCCCAAACAGGTAATGCAGCACGCGCCGAAGATTCTTCTGCACGAACACCTTGCCAACTAATAACTTCGTCGTATTCGTCCAGTAGTGGAACGACAATCTGATCACGTATAGGGTTATGCTTTAACTCGAAAGTGCAAAAGCGAGCTTTAGTGGAAGGGAAACGCCCTTTCCACATGCAGAGGTCAAGAAATGGAATACCGGTTGGGTGAAGTGTTTTTAGCGCTCGTTCGATAATTGTGGCGGCTTGCGCCTCAGTGTATCCGCACTCAGTTACCAGCGTCACAGGCCAACGCTTAGCTATGAATTCTCTCTTGCCCTTTATGCGATCAGAGAAATCGGCCTTAACACGGCAAATCGGCCCTAACTTGCTTTCGAGATAATCCAGATATTCCATAGTTTGCGGGTGTTCGTGACCAGTATCAGCGAATACCACCAAAACTTCAGCGCCAGCCTCACGAGCTAATAACCATTGAGCAAGGCTATCTTTACCACCAGAAACAGACACCAGATTAATAGTGCCCTCTTCTAAGCAGCGCTTATGTTCCGGCGACTTATCAAAAGCCTCTTGCGCCTGATTCTGCTTATGTGGGAACAGCTCACGCTTAATCTGTGAAATGCGCTTAATGCCGATCGCTTTTTGTGTTTCAGTAGCCAACAACATGACAGCCCCAATTAACGGCAGAAAAAACGGCGCAGCGGTGAAACTGGCTTAACCGTTGACAGGCCACGCAGTAAGGCCGCCTGATCGTGACGTGGGCGCCAGCGCTTGCCGCCCGGCAGTTCAATGAAACCGTGTTCAAAATGCCGCGATGGGCTTTGTTGTTTCAGCAGTGGAGCGATAGAAATAACCACGGTGATCACCTCAGCTTAAACCAGCAACAGCGCTCAATCCGCTGATCACGTCAACGGTGGAGGCCAGAGCCGGGGTGGATTGGATGCGGTTCTGAACGGTCAAGCCGATCAGCGACAAATGGCGGATCGCCGTGTTGACGCTTTCAAGCAGTGCGCTTTTGCGTACCGGCGTTTTGTGGTCGCCCTGCACGGCGGCGGCGGCGACGCTGCCAACTGCGGCCGTAGCCTGCAGTGCATACGTTGGAATATTCCCGGCGCAAGCCTCATTGACAGGCACGGACGGCATGCAGTTGATTTGTGCCAGCAAGGCATCAATCAGGCTGGAATCCTCTGTAGCGTCAGTGATCGCCAGCAGTTCAGCACAAGTGAGCTGATGCGGCTGGCCCGGACTCAATTTGTTGCGCAGCGTCTGGGCGTTCATGCCGAGCTGTTTAGCAAGCGCCGTCACATTGTGGCGAGCTGGAAACTGTCGGCAGGCTTCATCGAAGTGCGGATGTTTAGAAACAGCGTAATCAAACATGTTTAGATCTACTCTAATCGATAAAATAGATTAAGCCTGAAGAGAAACGCTACATTCACTCAGGGCCTGCACTGTCAGGGCTGCCATGTTCACTTCAATGAGCCCCTTCTTCTGCTTGCCCTTTGGCTTGATAGGCAATTTTCCGTATTCAATCAAATTCTTAGCTGTTTCTTTGTTAGTTCGGGTACGGCGGCAATACTCATCTAGCGGGAGGTAGGGTTCAGGGATGACAATTGTAATGTTAGGTCGCATAAGGCAAACTTCCTTGATTAGCGCCAGATACGGCAATATCCGGCAATATGAGTCTAATTCAAAACAACACGGAGATTACTTAGATAAAATCTAAGTGTCAACTTCAGATATGAGCAAACACCTAAACTTCACTTTCCCTAAATCAACTTCAGAAACTCTTGATAGAGTCGTGGCCGCCTATGGTTTCAGCATGAAAATGCAGCTTGCTGAACACTTAGGCATTGCCGCCAGCAGCCTGTCAGCTCGGTATAAACGTGATGTTTTTCCAGCAGATATTGTCTTGCAATGCGCGTTGGAAACAGGAACCAGCATTGAATGGTTGGTAACAGGGCAAGGGGTTAGCCTTCGGGATGTCAAACCGGACACACTAAATCTAATTAGAAAAAAACTAATTAACGGCCAACTCCATGACACTGATAGCGTTCTATTCGACAAAGGGATATTCCTTGATCCAAACAATCTCCCTACCTCCCCTATATGCTTAATCAGCGGCAGCACTCAGCACATCGTTGATGAGCAATACGACGAGGTTCACGACGGTTTATGGCTAGTAGAAATAGAGGGAAAAGTAGGCATACGCACACTAACTCGCATACCTGTTAAAAAAGTGCGTGTTAGTGGTCATGGGGCAGCTTTTGACTGCGATATTGATGACATCACTGTACTTGGACGTATTGTGCTGACGGTGGAATAAACAATGCCAGTAAGGAAATTGCCCGACGGTCGTTGGATAGCAGACTTCTACACCGTTGATCGCAGTAACGGTAATGAGGGTAAGCGGGTTCGTAAAAAGTTCGCCACTAAGGGCGAAGCACTTGCGTTTGAAAATTACACACTCGAGCAAATTGAATCAGCCCCTTGGCTCGGGGAAGGAAAAGAAAAACGTCGTCTGACCGAATTGATCGAGCTGTGGTTTAGCCGCCATGGCATCACCTTGAATGATGGTGAAAAGCGTAGAAGTGCTATGCTGTGGGCTGCCGAGTGTATGGGCTTCCCTCTTGCCACAGAATTTAATGCGCAACTTTTTACAGCCTATCGAGCTAAACGCTTAGGCGGCCATTTTGCTCGAACAAAACGAATAGCAAAAGTGTCCCCCCGCACCTTAAACCTTGAACTTGCGTATTTTCTCGCAGTGTTTAACGAACTTCGAAGATTAGGTGAATGGATACAACCAAATCCACTTGAAAACGTCCGCCAATTTCGCGTTGACGAGAGCGAGATGGCCTATCTTACAGATGAGCAGATCGGCTTGCTTCTGCATGAATGTCGCAAAAGCTCAGCTAAGGATCTGGAAATGGTTGCCAAGCTCTGTTTAGTGACAGGAGCGAGATGGAGTGAGGCTGAAAGCTTGAAAAGCTCCCAGGTATCGGGAAGTAAAATCACCTTTGTTAAAACCAAAGGAAAGAAAAATCGCACAATACCGATTGACCCTGTGCTTGCTGACGAACTACCTAAACGAAATGGCCCTCTGTTTACCCCTTGCTATTACGCTTTTCGCTCAGCGATTGAACGGGCTGGCATTGTATTGCCAGACGGTCAAATGACCCATGTTTTGCGGCATACCTTTGCGAGCCATTTCATGATGAACGGTGGAAACATTCTCGTTTTGCAAAGAATACTCGGTCATACAGACATAAAAATGACAATGCGATACGCCCATTTTGCCCCCGATCACTTTGAAGATGCCGTAAGGCTGAACCCTCTTACAAAATGTCGCAAAAGTGTCGCATGAAGTTAGGTTTATTGCCCTATATTGCCCTATATTTATTTTTTAACTCATTGTTATTTAAATAAGTTATTGTTTTTCGGTTGGCTAGAATGGTTCTCATAATCGCTTGGTCGTTGGTTCAAACCCAACAGGGGCCACCAAATTTTAGCTTTAAAATCATATAAAAAAGCCACTTTCCTCGAAGTGGCTTTTTTATTCCGTGCTCACAGTGGCGGCAAAATGGCGGCGGTAATGCCTGCATTCTCAGCTATCTTTCCCCTCTTAACCAGCCTATAGCCAGGCTAACCAGAAAGCCGGCAAAGAAGATCGCGACAGCCGCAGCGATAGATTTCCACCACTCATCAAACCAGAACAAGGCAACAAATGCCGCTATAGAGAACAGGCCAATGACTATGGACTCAGCCAAGTCAGCAGTTTGTCGGCCAACAAATTTAACGAACTTCACAAGAAAGGATTTTAGCCAGTTCATTGATTTTATTACTTAACGATAGGAAGTCATCATCACTTAACCATTAGTTAAAATCCAACCGCTGGCTTTTGATTGATCTATCCGCTATCGGTCGCCTCTCACAAGGCTACACAAAGCAATAGTGACAAACACCAGTAGCAGGAATATTGCCGCGCTCAGAATTCGTTGCCACCATTCGTCGAACCAGAACAGTGAGCCAAACGCAGCGACAGAAAATATCCCGCCCAAAATCGCTTCCACAAGGTGCGACAATCCTTTACCGAGCTTACTGCCCCAAGACTTTAGATAGCTCATGATTCACACCTTCACAGAACATTTTCGATTTGCTGGTATAGGCAACAAAGGGTTCAAGATACTCCTCCGCCAGAAAGTAGATCATGTCCAAATTTCGTGGCGTGAGCTTATGGTACGTTGAGGGATATTGTTCCCGCAAACGACGCGAAGAAACGGCGGCCTGTTCAATAATTCCTTGTAAAAGAATGATGTTTAGCCCAGCAATGGTGACACCTTTGAATACCCATTTGAAAAGTGTGCTGCCGATAACCTTTTTCAAAATATGGTGTGTGATTTGCTGAACCAGAATGAACTGCGTCCCCATACGTCCTGTAAGATAACCCTCTACATGGTTTAATTTTTGGCTTAGCACGGTTTGTGTTTGCAGATCCATCCGCTGATAGCAGTCACGGATAATCACCGCTATCAGCTCACGTAGCGGGGCTTCGATACCATAGCCGGCACGAACGACCTTGATGAACCGTTCCGTTTCGATTTCATTGCGGCGCTTAAGCCCTCGACCGCCGAGCCCTGCTCCCTGCCATGTCCTACGAGCACTATAGGCAATGCCCCTTGGTAAAGACTCTATTCCCTCAAGAATTCCTTGAGCTACGGCTTTCGCATCCATAACAATCCCTTATCAGCGCCCTGGCCGTACCCTATACTAACTTCGCTTAAAATATCAACACCCCTTTCATCCTAATGAAGGGCGCCCCTCGGCATAATGGCTTTTTTGTTTCCCGCCGCCGTGCCACACTTCTCTTTCGGCATGCCTGATTTATTCCGACTCAAAAGGACCCCGCATGATCGTCATCTGCGACCACGACAACCTCGACGCCTGGCTGGCGCTGCGCTCGGCGCTGTGGCCCACCTGTCCGTTGGAAGAGCACCGCGCGGAGATGCGCGAAATATTGGCTTCGCCGCACCACACCGCGTTTATGGCGCGGGGGCTGGACGGCGCTTTCGTTGGCTTTGCCGAGGTCGCGCTGCGCTACGATTACGTCAACGGCTGCGAATCGTCGCCGGTGGCGTTTTTGGAAGGGATTTACACCGTCGAATGCGCCCGCCGCCAGGGCTGGGCCACGCGTTTGATCGCGCAGGTACAGGAGTGGGCGAAGCAACAGGGGTGCAGCGAGCTGGCGTCGGATACCGACATCGCCAACCTGGACTCCCAACGCCTGCATGCGGCGCTGGGCTTTGCCGAAACGGAACGGGTGGTGTTTTACCGCAAAACGCTGGGCTGA